AACTCTTAGTACAACACTTAGAGGAAGAAAGAGAAAGGATTAGACAACAGAATAGTTAACTTTCGTTATGTTTACGTGATTCATAATATAGAGGACACAAATTATGAGTGATGAAAAGAAAGTAAGTACTGGTAATGTTGAGATAGACGTTGCAAAGTATACAGAAATGGTCTTGAAATTAGATGAAGCTCAAGACAAAATTAAAGAGATGGAGAAGTTATCTAAGGAATTGCAGATTGCAACTGCGGCTGCAAAACCAAAAGAGAAGTTCTCTATCGGTGCATTGTTTAGAGATGAAAACGATATCAATGAGAAATCAATTATTGGTTTTATTTCATTCTTTTTAATGGTAGTGTTCGGAGTGTGTGATTTAATCACTGCATTTTGGGGACAAGACCTACTAATATCTGATACAATTTACACTTCATTTGTTGTAGTGACACTTGGTGCATTCGGTATATCAGAAGCTGGTAAAGCATTCGGTAAACAATAAGGTAAAATATGGCAGACGATAGCATATATCTTCAACAAAGACAAAAAGAACAAGAGATTCTTAAGACAACTGAACAATTCAGTAAGAAATTTAAGAATGTTATAGGTAATTTACAAGAAGTAAACTCTCCTCTTGCAAAAACTATTGCAGATTTGAGAGAAACTACCAAAGGTTCTTTTAAAGCAGCTGCGAATGCCAAAGAATTACAACAATTTACCACAAAAATTGCAAAAGCAACTTCCGATAGTGCAGATACAACCACTAAATCATATAAAAAACTCTCAGAAGGGTTAGATAGACTTAGTGGAACTAGTGGTTTTCTCGACCAACTAAAGATTGCACAAGATAATTACAATACAAATCATGCAAATGCAATAAAATTAGAACAAGAAATTGCAGAAACTGAGTTTAAAAACCGTAAATCCATTCAAGACTTCAGAGATAAGATTTCAAAATTAGAATTAGACCGTATTCGTGCAGAAGGTTTAGGTCAAGAAGATAATCTTAAAAAGATTACTACAGAAAAAGAGAAGCAAGAAAAGGCACTTACCAAGTTTGAAACTAAAATCTTTGATACAAAGAGAGAAGAACTTGAAATTCAAAAAAATCTTTTAGATACTTCTAAATCTAATCTAGAAAAACTTAACGAAACAGTAGACAAACAGGCAAAAGAGATAGCAGACCAAGATACTAAGTTCACTATGTTCGGTCAAGGACTAAAAGAACTTACTGGTTTTGATTTGTTAGGTACACTTGACACTGTAGTAGATAAAGTAGATGCAGTTGGTAAGATATTTGGTAATAAAGATTTATCAGGTTCGATTGCAAGTGCATTTTCATTTGGTGGTAAAGACGATATAGTTGCTTCTATTGCAGGTGATTCACAAGAAATAGACCCTGCAGTCAAAATTGCAAGACAAGAACTAAAAGAAACTGAAGGTATCAATGACGGTGTTGAAACAACCAATAAACTTTTACGTTTAATGCTTGTAAATGACCGAATGTTGAAAAAATCCATTGAAGATAATGCAGGTAAAGATGGAGGAGGTGGACTTACCTTAATGCCTGGTGCATTACTTGGTGCAAGTTCAATAATAGATAGTCTAATGGGTGGTGGTGACGGAAAAGATAAAGGAAAAGGTAAAAAAGGTAAATTTGGTTTTTTAAAGAAATTGAAGCCTGGAGGTAAGGCGAAAGGAATTGCCGCTTTTCTTACAACCGCTTTAGCTGCAATTGGTCTTGATAGAGCGTTAGATAAAGGAGAACCTGCAGACACACCTAGAAACAGAATAGATTCTAGCGATGTAATCGAGGAGGGTCTTGAAACAATTGCTCCAATAGCACAAACTTCTGCTGCTAGTTCACAAATCAAACAAACTACAAATAGTATGGATGCAGCTTTAAATGCAGATAAAAAAGTTAACAATTTGAAGTTTAAATCTGATGGAACACTTGACCGAAGAACTGTTAGTGCCAAAACTCTTGAAAATGAATTAAGAGAAGCTGCAAATACAAAAAGAGCTCAAGGTGATAAAGCAAAAATATTAAAAGAAAATAAATTACTTTTGAAAAAACTTTATAAAGCAACTGGAACAAATAATATTGATGATTTATTAAAAAGTCCTAAGTTTACAAAAGAAGTTTTAAGAAAAGCGTTAAGAGACCTTCCATTATCATCCTTTAATAAGTTTTTAAAGATAGGTGGTACTGCAGCCTTTAGTGGATTAGCTGCAGGTGCAGAAGGTCTCCTTGATTATAATGACCAAGTAGAAAGTGGAGATATCATCAATGATGCATTTGATTTAGACTTGAGTGATGGTACGGGTTCGTTCAACGAAGAAGATACAAACTTAATAAACTCTGCACTTGAAGCAAATAAACGAGGTTCAGTAGGTAAAGGTGTAGGTTGGTTTACAGGTGCGATGCTGGGTTTAAAGGCGAGTGGAATGGCATTAGAAAAAGGTGCAAGATTTGTCCCAGTGACACCAAATCCATATACTACAGGTGGTAAAATACTCGCAACAGGTCTTGGTATGGGAATGTCTTATCTTGGTGGTAAGTTCGGTGGTGATATAGGTGATACTATTGCAACTGCAGACTTAAATGCACAAACATTGCAACAACAATTAGAAAATATTTCATATCAATTTACAAGTGACCCTGATTCTCCGATATATCAAAATGAAAAAGAGAGAGACAATATGGCAAAGGCTGCATTAGAAAGATATAAAAATAATATACCATTGACAAAAGAAAATGGTAATATAGGTGGAGAACTACAGAACCAAAAAAACGAAGAAGTAGAATCAAAAGTAAGGTCGGGTTATTATAGAAATAAAGGCAACATAAGAGATAAAGAAGTTGCAGTTAATAGTGTCAATAATAATATTACACAAAATACTAATCATTATGGTAAATCATCCTTCTACAATCCTGATGACACTGCAAGGATTTTAGACGTTAAATATTCTTAAGTTTCTTACGATTGTATTTTGTTTTGTCCGAATGGACTTGAGTTGCACCTTGACTAGGTGTCTTTTTTCTTACCTTTAATTCAGGTTCTTTCTTACCAAAGATTTTTTCCCAGTTATCTGCATAGAGTTTTTCATCAGAGTTCCTTCTCTTAGAACCCTTACCACCATGCCAATTACTCATCTTACTTTTCTATAAGATGCAGACTGAGACCTTTTTAAATTGAGTTTCTTTCTACGTTTCAAATCTTGATTTTTTTGATTACGTGTATCGTTAGGTTTCTCATGGTACTTTCTATCCCTGCACTCTTGCACGATACCTGCACGGTCACATTCCTTTTTAAAACGTCTTAACATTCTATCGAATGATTCTTCGTTTCTAGTTTTTCTATCAATTCTTGGTTTTACTTCTGGCATAATATTCTCTTTAAATTAGGTGTTAAGTCGCCCCTTCACTTTACAGCATTCCCGCTCTTAACCGATACTTCCGCTTTGACCCCAAGTACCTTTCCCTTACTGATTGACCCCATTCCTACGTCACCAGTTTGATATTGACTACACGGACACATAATGTAATATCAATATCCCCTCTAAAGAAACTAGTCTTGTGCTAGTTTCTTAAAGTAATCCATCGCATCCTCATCCTCAGATGGTGAGGTTGATTCTGCTGATGCGATTACAGGTTCGTCTGCAACAGACTCAGTGTTGACATTAGACCATGGCACTTCTTCCAAGTCTTCTGCAACAGATTCTGCTGTAGATGTACTTACTGAACCAGTTAATCCAAGTACTCTATCGAGTTTCTCTTTGAGTTCCTCGTAAGTTTTGAATTCACTTGGTGCAATAATGTCTGTTAAAGAATAAGCAGAACTAAATGTTTCGTTCAACTTATCTTCGTCTTCAAACAACGGTGCGATACTATCGAACTCTGACTTGTCATAGTTCCAGTATCCATCAACCTTTCTGATTTTGATTTTGAAGTTTGCACCTTCTCTCAAATCGAAAGGATTGATTGCAGCTTCATCTTCAAATGCAGGTGAGATTGCTTCTTTGAGTTGTTCAAAGATTTTCTTACCATATTTATAAAGGAAGACCTTTCCTTCATTATCAGGATTTTTAGGGTCTGAAACAACGTAAACGTTAGAAACATAGTGGAGTCTTCTCTTCTGTTTTCTAGCAATCTCTTTGTTTGCTTCTATACCAGTATTCCATAACTGAGTATTATATTCAGACACTGGGTCTTTCTTGTTAAGAGTAGTCAAAGACTTCTCTATATACCATCCACCTGGCCCTTGGAACCCGTGGTCAAAATAACTGACCCAAGGCATTTCTTCGTTTTGTGGGGTTGGTAGAAAACGAACAACTGCAAATCCATTCCCAGTTTTATCTAGTTCAGGTTTCCAGTATCTATCGTCACTGTAGGACTTTTTTGCACCTTCTGTAGGTGATGCAGATTCCATAGCTGCACGTAATTTATCTAATGATGACATTGTATTCTCCTATTGTATTACATTGTATCGCATTATATCAGATTCTAGAAACTACTAGAATCCACCTCTCACTATTCTCATAATAAGTATACTCATTATACTTCATCTTTACCTTCTATGTCTAGAGGGTTTTTTGAAATAAATGAATATTTTGTAATAGTATTTATATCTACTGACATAACTCTATTGTTTTATTTTTATACTTTTTAAAATCAAAATCTATAAATGATTTATACTTTTGAATCTTAATATGTATATCGGGATATACTATCTTTTCAGATATAAGTCTCTCCCAATCGGAACTGAATCCGATAATGGAATCCATGATACATAGTGTTTCAAGTGAAACATTTTTTGCCATGTATTCCTTCAAGAGTATTGGATGTTGTCCATTCTTTACTTCCAATACTTTTTGAATATTTCTTTTAAGTAGGATATCAGAGACTTCTGTTTCATACAGATATGACAATTTTTGTTGTCTCTTCTTCCAGTCTTTATAAACTCGTTCACACTCATTGTCTAACAAGTCTCCTGCCCAACTATCTTTAAGACTTAGATTTGCAATGTAGAAATCTTGTAAGTCTTGTTTGTATGTTTTAAATAATTTACCGAAATGAAATTTATCTTTTCTTTTTAAGAAAGAGTTGATGTCACTCTTCACCTTACCATTGTATTTTATAAAGTCGTAATCCTTTGTATAGAAGTGCAACTTTATTCCAAGATAAAGAGTGTATGCATCATATCCTTCTCTACTCGTCATTAAGTTGTGACGATAGTAGGTGTTTTGGGTGGTGTGACAATTGAACCAGTTGCTTCTTGGTAGTGAGTTGCAATAGTTTCATTTGTTGGAACCACAAAAACATAACTGTTGAATGTGACTAAAGTAGGATTCTCTTCTCCAGTGACTGCAATACCTCTTGCAAATCCCATACCACCATCGTCTGCTCTTAGAATCATTCTAGGGTCTTCTATTGTAAGACCACCTTCTAATGATTTGAACTTACCAACGTATTCACCACTTTGTGCAATGACCGTGACTATATCATTTACTTCCATAATTAATCCTCATAAAATCGTGTGATTGTCCCTTGACTAGTCCTACCACGATTGATTAGGTTTAGTCCTTGTGCTTCTGCTTCTAACTTTTCCTTAAGAGGTGGTGTTAAAAGTCTCTTTGCACTTTCGGGTTCTAAATTGTTATTCTCACACACTTTAATAATTGCAGACATTACATCTACACCTTTACCACGTGATAGAATTTTTTCAACTTGTTCAGTAAATTCTTTTCTACTTATCATATCAAAGGTGCTCCTTCAACTTCACCATAATCAAAGTT